ATGAAAACATTCATCAGTAAAACCATGAGTTTAAGCTACTTGAGTTAATGTAACTACAGAAGAGGGGGTTAATGGTCTAGCATATGGAGATGTTTGTGCAGCTATAGCATCAATTCTTATATTAGTACTATTCACAGCACTCCATAACTCTACATAATCTCCTGCGGCTAGTTGAATATAAAAGTTAGCAGCCATAATAATATAGCCATCTATACCACCGTGACGATTAGGAACAGAACAAATACTAGAAGTGCCTGATACATCAGTACCATTCTTTTTTAACCATACATCAAATTCATGAATAGAAGTATCAGAACTAGCTAACTGAAAACTAAACTCTAAGTTGTATATTCCAGCAACAGATGTTGTCATTCTATTACTTGTTAATGTAACATTATTAGAATAGTCTACAGTACCTAAAGTAATAATATAAGCTGTATTAGCAGCAGCATATGTTTGATCTACATCATTTTGAAAAGCTCCATAGCTAGGGGCTGTTATAGAAGGAGCTCCAGTAATTACACTCCAAGGTATTGTAGGACTAGCTGTAAAAGCACTAGTACCATTACCATATACATATCCTGTTAAGGTTGTAGCTCCAGTACCACCATTAGGTACTGTTACAGGTAAGCTAGTTAATGCACTAAGAGAGTTATACTGAGCTAAACTTAGATGGTAGTATTGTGACGCAATACCACCCTGTATATTCTGTAGAGCATTATGCTGTCTAGTCTGAATATCTTGTAAGTTAGAACCAGTAAAGTCAATAGAACTCCAAGCAATAGAAGCTTGTTGTACAAGAGCTTGTGATACTTTATAGAACCAATCACGCCATACGAATACGTCAGTAATTGGATTGTTCGGTATTGGAGGTAATTGGATTGCCATTAGTCTTCCTGTTCAACTTCCCACTTCATTGTTCTTCTAGGACCAGCTTTTTCTTTTCTACGAACTATTTTTTCACGTTTCATAACAGTTTCCATAGTAGGTGATTCAATATCAATCTGACGAGCTAACCAATTCTTAAATCCTTCATCTTCTTCTTTACCAGCTTTAATAGCTTGACTTACTTGAGGTACTTGACCTATAGTATAGTCTGTAATATCACTTGTAATCTTTTCACCACTATCCTCTGGGTTATATATAGGTTGACCATTATAAAGTTTACGATTTGCTATGAGTTGAGCTCCAGCAAGTAAAGCAGGGTTAAAGGTTAAAAATGAAGAAACAACAGCCATAGGATCTTTTTCTAAACTTGCTATACCATGTAATGCATGGAATATATGGTAAGGGCCTGCACGTCTCACAGTAGCATCTTCATTACCTGTTAAGTATTGAGCAATCATATCTTGTAATGGATAGAGTGCGGCAATAGCTACAGCAATAGCAGCAGCTGTATCCAAACCATGTAAAAAGTCTTTTAAACCTGCTTGTCCATGTCTAATAGCTGCAATATCTGCTGCAGTATTTTTTAATGAATTAACTAAACCATAGTGATATCTACTAAATACTGTTACATTAGGGTTTTGTAAGACTTCAGATAAAGCTCTAGAACCCATAACTTTATGAGGTATACGATAACTAGGCATATGTCGTTCTACACTTTTAATAGCTTCTGCTCTAGTTAATCCTTCATACATCATCTTTTCATTGATCAGTTGCATATACATCATGTCACGAACTGTCCACATAGCTATGTTAGACTTTTTAGATATAGCTTCATATAGCTGAATAGGTTTCATACCAATACGTTTAGCTAAGCTTTGGAACTCTGGAGTTTGTGAAAACTCTCTATTAGCTTTAGCAAACATTTCTTCAGCAAATGCATTGTTTCTTACTCTAGCAGATAGTAATGAACCACCAAGTTTTAAAGTTTCTCTAAACTCAGCATCTTGAGTAATAACAGATTTAAGAGCAGGCATACCTGTTTTAGCAAATCTATAAATACCTGCAGGAGTTACCCATCCTGATAGACCACGAGCATTAAATAAATGCCAACCCTCATTCATCATGTGGGGTAATGGGTTAAGCATCATGTTCTTAATTAAAGCACCACTTAAATAAGTAAGTGCATTCATATCATTTACTTTAGCAAAGTCTTCTATAATAGATGCAATGTCATCTTTAAAAACATAACCATCAAATTGAGGAACTCTATCTAAATATTTAGGACGTCTAAATCCTTCAGGTATAGATTTACCTTCTGTTTTAAATGCATTTTCTTTAAACCAAGAAGAATCTTTAATATCTTCTAAGAATTTATTAGCTCTAATAAAGTTACGTAATTCTGTTAAACGTTGATATACTACTCCTTGGAAATCTTTTTCATAAGTAAAAGGAGTATTAAGTTCAATTTCAGGTTCATAAGCTTCTTTTATAAAAGCATTTTTAACTGTTTCACCAGGCCTAAATACACCTACCTCACTCATTTTAGCAAAAGGTACAGCTTTACCATTTACCCATTGGTATACAGAACCATCAGAACCTTGTTGTAAAATGATACGTTTACCATTAGGAAGTTCACCAGCAAATACAGAACGAGCCATAGCAGCTCCAGGTTTCCTAGCTATATTAGGATTAAACCCACCAAATTCACCACCACTAATTATATTTAAAGCTTTTTCAAATTTATCTCCTTGTTTAGGGATAAAGATACGTGGGACATTTTCACCTGTTACAGTAGATTCTAAATCAGTAGGTATTGTCCATCCTTTTTGTTGAGCATATTTAATTAAACGTTTACGTTCCATTAATTCTTGATTAGCATACTTCTTAAACAATTCTAATTCATTAGGATCAAGTTCAGCTCTACCTTCAGCATAAGCTCTCCATCTTTGTCTCATAGCAGTATCAACACCAGCTTTAGTAGCAGCTTCATGTCTTGCTCTACCTATAATCATATCTCTTTCTCCACTTTTATCTAAAGCAAAGAAAGCATCTGCTAGCCATGTTTCATTCTCAGCAGCATTTTTAGGTATTCTAGGAACTTCTACATCTGGTTGTGAAACATAAGGATCTTCTTTAACAGCATGATAAGCTTGTCTATTAATATAATGTTCATAGTCTTTACGAAGTTGTTCTTCTGTAAACACACCTGATTTATCCTGTGCAAATAGATCACCTTGTGGATCTTGCATTTGTTTCCACTCTTCAAATGATAGACGAGTATGTTCATCTTCATGTTTAAGAATGAACTGTGCATATTCATAAGGAGTCTTAAATGCATTCTCATCTAAACCAGCTTTAACCCATGGCTTATCTTCAAAGCGATTAAGGGCTTCATCTAAGTCCATAATAATTTCTTTAGATGAACCATCTTCATTACGATAGTGACGAGCTATAACAGGTTTACCATCTTTCTGTACAGCTTGATTGCCTTCAGCATCTACAATCTTAGCTACTTTAATAGGTACACCAGTCTCTGTTGTTTCAGGTACAGCCCATTTAGATGTCCATTCATTAGCACCTACTTCTTCTGTAGACTGACGAGTCTTAGCAAATTCATCTAATGATCTATTAAATCTAGGAACAATGTTACCAACCGTATTACCTACTACTTCATTTACTTTTCTAGTATATGCAGTAGGTTTAGCAGCTATGGCTGAAAAGCCAGCAGCTTCTATAATATGTTGTGCATTAAGGTCTTCGCCAGCTAACTTCTCATTACCAGCTTCAAATAAACCACCTGCAACGCCCATACCCGTACGTTGTATTGCAGGAGTAATTTTCTTACCACCTTCTAATACTATATCTTTTAAAGATCCAGGTCTGAAAAGAACTAAATTACCAGATAATTGACCTGCAAAAGAAGATTCAGGATTAGCTTCTATTTCTTTTTGTCTTGTTTGTGGATCATATCCTATGACTTCTTTCATAGAATCAGGAAGTTTATCAAAAGCATATTCAAGAGCTTTAGCACCACCTAAGAAACCAGCTACACCTCCTACGATTCCCCCTACAATTGGACCAGCAGGAGCAGCAGGCCCTAAGAATGGAGCTATAGCAGCCCCACCCGCGGCACCAATTTCAGCGCCAGCGACCATTGTTGGAGTAGCACCAATGCCAATAGCAGCAGAACCCCCAGCACTTTTAAGAAAGGAACGAGTTTTGCTAATATCGCTTTCAGAGTCAGTAGAAACGTCACTAAGATATGGATTGGAACTAGGCCTGGCTAACCCTTTCAAGTAAGGATTCTCAGGCTCAGACTCTGGTGCTTTAACATCAGTAGCTTTGAATGAACCATCAAGATAAGGGTTTTTAGAAGGAGCAGTATCAAAGTTTTCTTCTACCCAAGCACTAGAACGTTTAGGTTGATTGTACTTACTAGAAGGTAGACTTGCCCATATACCACCTAACTTTGCGTTAGCGGCTTGATAGTTTCCTTGTTTGACATCTTCAAGAGCATTATTGTCTTTAATAAGTTCTAAAGCAATCTTGTCTTGAGACTCAGGAGAAAAGTCAGTAATACCAAGTTTCTTGGCATATCTGTCATATGTTGTTTTAGTAATCTGATAACGACCAGCAGCAGTACTAGGACCTTCTTTAGTAGTTACTCCTATTACACCAGGATGTTTACTATAGTCGTTAAAAGTACTACCACCTACAATAGTATTATAGTCAGCTTGTTCAGCTTTACTTAAATTGGAAAGGTACCCTTGAATATTAGCATCTTCTTGAGTTCTACTATAAGAAGAAGGTTTTGAAGGCGAATAACTTTCTATACCACTAAGGTAAGGATTAGAATCCATCGTTACTCCTTATTATTTTTTAGTGCTAGCTTTATTCGGATTTAACTTAATATAATCTTCAAACTTAGCATCTGGATGAAGTTTAGACCAGTTAGCTTTAATCTGTTCTAGAGCTTCAGGACGTTGGTTAATTGCTTGTACAGCTAAATTAATGTCTTGCTGACTTGGTTTACTAACGGTATCTTCTTTAACTTCTTTTGAAGTAGTAGAAGCTTCTTCTTTAGAGCCACCTTTAGGGACTGGCATTTCTTTAAGTTTAGCTTCATAACCTTTGATTTCTTCATCAATCTTTTTACGTTGACCATCAAGTGCATTTAAGTCCTCCTGTAATGCAGTAACTTCAGCTATACGAGCTTCTTTAGTTAGCTTGTTACCATACTTGTCTGTAAAGATAGTACCACCTCTTAAACCATTAATTCTAAAGTTAATGTCATCAGCTTTAGCTTCAAGGTCTGCTCGGTCTCTTTGAGCCTGGGTAACAATAGTAGAAAGTTTACCTTTCATAGCATTGAACTCTCTAAGTTCCATACTCTTATCAAAACGTAATTGTACAGCCTCTTGACTACGTGCTTGTGCTTGTAAACGTTTATTACCTAGATCTTCTCTAATTCTATTAGACTCTTCAGCACGTCTATTACGTCCTGATTCTTTTAGATATTCAAGTTCTAGTTTAAGTTTATTAGCACCAGAGATAGCAGAATCAGCAAATTGTTGAGCTACTTGTTCCCTTAACTCTGGAGGAACTCTCATTAAATTATCAACAGGAATACCTGCATTGTTTAACTGCATAAGAGCAGTACCCCAAGCCGCATCTTTATCTTTAGGATCAGCATCAAGGTATCCTTGTGCAATCTGACCAGTAACTTCAAGAATCTTCTTAGCAGAATCTATACGACGTTCTTGTGCCATTGTACGAGTACTCTCTAAATCTTGTGCAACCTTAAGTTGTTTTTGATATTGAAGTAAAAGACCATTTTGTTTAAATAGTTCAGCTGTCTTATAAGCAGCATTAACTTGATCATTAACTTTAATAAAGTCTTGAGTAGCTGCTTTAGCTTGTTGAATAGGTGTCTTAACAACTGGTTGTGTTTCAACAGTAGGTTCTTCTGTTTTACCTGGATAACTTTCCATAGTAACAGGTTTAGTTTCATCTATTACAGGTTCTTTAGCACGTTCTTCTGTTGCTGCTCCTGTCATAAATGATGGCATAGGTGTACCATCAGCAGCTTTAGTACCTTGTAGTGATATAGCACCTTCAGGCATTACTGCTGGACGACCATCAAATCCTGTACCCATAGTATAACCACCAGGCATAGCAGGAGGTACTTGACTTGTTTTTGTTTTAGTTAGGTCAGCAATAGCTTGACTTTTAATAATGTCTTTAGCAGTTTTAAGTTCATCTAATTCAATTTGAGCTTCTTCTGTTTTAAGAACATCCATTTTTTCCCTAGCCATTTTAGCTTGAATTTCGCTAAAACTAGGAATACCATGATACATTGGAATACTAGCCATATTTTATCCTTTATCCAAAAAAGCTACCAATTGATGTACCAAGGCCAATAACACCTTGTAACAATTGTTCTTGTCTATTTTTCTCTGCTAGAGACTGATCGTAAGCAGCAGTTCTATAAGCATTAGCACCAGCTACTGGAGATTGTCCTGCACCTGATAATTGAGTTAATTGGTTATAATAATTATTAAACCAATTTTGTGCAGTCTCAGCACCATATTTTTGTAGAGATGCTAGTGTTGCACCAGATTGTGAACCACCTAAAGCAGCTCTATTACGTAGTAATTGTTTAGCTCCTTCTTCTTGAGCAAATTTATAACCAGGCATACCATAGACTCTATTAGGATCTTTCATAAGATCAGCTAAATCTTGAGCAGCAGATGCTCTAAATGGAGAGTAAGGATCAGTTTGTAATTTAGCTACATCAGGAGAAATACCTCTAGAAGCTGTTAATGCACTATAAATATCATAACCTGACTTAGCTACGTCAGCTACTTGTTTAAGTTGTCCAAAGATACCTTTTGATGCAGGGATACCACCAACCTCACCAGCAGCAAGTCCTGAGGCAATTGAAGAAGGAATATAACCTAAAGCTTGTGTAGCGGCACTAGTAAGTCCACCAAGTGTTAATCCACCTGCGGCAGCACTACCTAGAATACCAGCACCTGCTCCAGTAGCAGCAGCATAACCAGCTAAAGCGGCAGGAGTAGCACCAGCGGCTCCCATAAGAGTAGGTCCAATAAGACCCATACTAGATGCACTAACACCCGCACCTGCGGCTGCCCCACCTAAAGCTCCTGCCCCTGTTCCATAAAGTCCAAAACCAGCTGGCCCTAGAGCAACACCTGCAGCAAGACCTAATATAGGGTTGTCAAATACTTCACCAACAACATCACCAACAACATCACCTACGATGTCGGCTGCTCCTCCAACTACGTCTCCTACAAAATCAACAACTCCACCCATGATCCATCCTTAAATAAATAATGTTATCTTTACGATTAACTTCTTCAAAACCAATACGTTTAACAAATTGTAGTCCTTTAGTATTACTTTTTATAACAGTTGTAACTACTTCTAAATAGTTTTTAAATAGAGGATTAAATACTGTTCTAATATATTTACGCATATTAAAAGGTTCAGTAACTGATATGTGGAATTCATTCTTACGAATCATAATAGCTCCAACAATACCATTTTTATTCTCTACAGGAATAATACTAAAATTTCTAACTCTTTCACAAAACTCTTCAAAAGAACACTCTCTTGAATCTTTATAGCCTTCATAGGCTTTTAATAATGCTTTATGTCGCACCGGGATCGAGGTCCATCTCACAAGCTTGCAGTCTAATTGGCTGGTTGTCTGTGCAAAAATATTCATATGCTCTTCGTCTAAAGTTACCATTTTGATAAAGGACACTTCTCATTGCGTTTAGGTCAACATTACGGTATTGAGACCAGTTTTGATAATCATCATCTGTATGTCGTACTCGGAGGGTAGCACCAATCTTATCACCTACTATTTCTAGTCTACCAATAAACTTACGTTTAGTAGAGTTAGCATCTATAAGAGGAGTTCTGATTCTAAATTGGATAGGACCAACTAAATCAGTATAAGTATGCTCACTAATATTATACAATACTCCGTTGTCATTGTCAAGTGCATATGCTTCATTATTATAAGAAGTAAAAAATACTCCGTCTAATATAGTTTCTTGCCCATTAACATAAGATGTCCAAATAGACCATTGTTTAGATTTAATATCACAAACAAGAGTTAAATCATCATCTAATAAGTTAAGTACATAAAAGTAATGACCAGATACTTTTAAAGAGTATGATCTTACATTTTGTAAACTAGATTGGTTTAGTATTCTTTCTACTGATACATCTGAAATTTGTACAGGTCTTGTACCATCTAACATAAGAACTGTTCTACCAGTATTACGTCCTACAGCTACCCATACAACTGTTTGTTGCATTTCTACTACTGAGTTACCATTAGCACATCCAAACTCAATACGGAATGTAGGGTTAGGTAATAATGGCGATCCTATTGGTTGAGCTGCATCATAGAAGAACTCTGTAGACCATTGACCAAAAGCTAGTAAATAGTTAAAATGTTTAGCTAAGGCTACACCTTTATCTGGTTCTGCTTCAGCAGTAATGTAGTTTAATGCATCCCATTTAGTAGGATCATTAGGCTCACTATTCCAGATCTTACCATCATCTGTCATTACAAAAACGTAAGTATCAAAGTAAGCTGTACCTGGTACTATGTTACCTGATGGAAATCCATTTAAAGTACAAGTAGCATAAGCTTGTGTACCTGAACCACCAGGTGCTGCTATAGTAATTGTAGGAGCATTTAAGTAACCTGTACCTGCATTAGTAATAACAATATCTGTTACAATACCACCTGATATAGAAGAACTTCCTGTAGCTCTATTTCCTGCATAAGTTAATGTAGCAGTACCATCTACTTGTGATCCACTAGTAAATGTAGGTGCAGTAGATGCTGTAGTACCGGCTACTGTTACTGTATATAAGTTAGCTCCATAAGCTACTTGATCATTAAGATTATAAGCTGTAGTAGCTTGCCACTCAGGACCAAATGTTACAGCAGGTGGAGATGCATATCCTGTACCACCTACAGTAATATTAATAAAAGCTACACCATCACTTCTAACTTGAGCTAGAGTGGTTCCATTATAGGTATAACCTTTATCACCCTTTTGAAAGAACAAATATCCATCATTAAGGGTATTAGTAAAATAGCAAGGAGTTGTAGTTCCTGTTAATGTTCCTACTGTAGTTGTAGTAGTTAAGTCAGTATTATAAAGAGTATTATTTAATACTGCATATATTTTGCTAGCATAAGTATATAAACCTTGTGCTGTACCTGTACCAAAATCTACACCTGAAGATGTATATCCAGGTCTTTTCTTTGCATACATAGTTCCATTATAGTCTTCTGCAAAACAGTTAACCATCTTAGAACCTTTGTCTGTGGTATCATTACGAAACTCTACCCCATAGTTCATTGGTAATCGTAAGGTTTCGGACATTATCTAAACCTTAATACTTGAGCTCTAATATCTGGTTGGAAGAATGTAGAAGCATACTCTGTATCCCACGCCATTAATCTTTGTTTATAGTTTTCAGCTCTTTGAATAACACCTGCAAGTCTTTCTGTAGGAAGACCATAGTCAGCAGCTAATTCTGAAGCTAGACCCCAACGTAAACATTGATACCATTCAGATGGAAAGTCAAATGTTTGATTAGCTGTAGTAATATCCTCAATAGGACGTTGAACAGTAATATGTAATTCATAAGTAGTTGATGTACTTGCATTAGGAGTTAAGAATACTTTAAGTTCTCCATATGTTGCATAAGGCCAATAGTACACAGAGTTTATTGTACCTGTGTTATACTTAGAACCTAGAATGTTATATTCTTGTTGTGAAAGAATAGACATAGGTAAGTCAATATACGTATTTAAAAGAGAGTCTACAGTAACAGTTGCTGGTGTTGTAAAGGTACCACCAGACATTGTTAAAACATCACCTACTGCATAATTGTTACCACCACTATTAGCAAGAAGAGCTTTAGTAACAACACCTCCAGTATAAGTTAAATTAAATTGTGCACCTGTACCAGATCCTCCAGTACATGATACTGGATTAGTAGCTTGTACTGTATAACCTGATCCACCTGAAAGTAAAGATACCTCTGCAACTTGATTAGTAGTATTAGATATATTTCTTAAGAAAGATTGAATAAGTCTTAAAGGTTTATTAGTATTTAAATCATATGTACTAGATGGTCCAATAGTATAAGATGTTTGGTTAGACTTTAAAGGAATAGTTAACTCAGTAACTGTCCATAGTTTAATGCCATCTGTCATCCAATCTTTAAGCATCATATTAAGAACCATACTTGCATTCTCAATAGCACTAGCCGTAGGTTGTGCACCTTCTTCAAGCACACCTAATAAACGTAAAGATGACTGTATAATGTCATTACGAGTTACGCTAAATGTTGTTGTACCTGAAGTAGCCATACTTATCCTTTATGTTTACCTAATAGTTTTTGTACTGTCTTTGTTTCGTAGATACGAATTAAAGTCCAAACAATTGTAAATAAAGCTGCAATAGCAGGTAGTACTTGCATCATAGTTCCTACAGCAGTAGCAATAGATACACCATCAATAATATGTTTAGTAGCATCTGTTAAATGTTCGTTAGGCATTATAAGTCCTTGGGTTCCCAGCCGTAGATATCGGCTATTTGATATATTAGTTTATAGAAAGTTTTGTTATGAAGTTCGTATCTTTTACCTTGAAGGTACATGATAAGATGCACCATCTCATGTGCCATAGTTCTCTCAAAAGTTTGTAAATGACTTTGTTTAGCGGTACTAATTATTATACAATGTGGTTCAGGAGTATATTGTCCATATATTTCAGAATCATCTACAACCACAAAATCTATCTCGGAAGGTCTTGGTAACTTATACTTGTTGAAAGGTGGCAGATTACTTAACATTCTATAAACTGCTTTACACGTGTCAACTGTAATTAAGTTCATAGAATCAATATGGACGCGTGCCGGCTTTATCTATAATTAGAACTTGTTTACGTGGTTTATCTGCAAACTTATTAGGAATGGATATGTGTACCCATGAATCAAACTCTCGGATAAGTTGGTCATACTCAAGGTTTGTTTTAAGTATCTCTTTAACAATATTGTCAGGTGTTAAACCTGGTACTTTAATATCAGCAGCACAACCAATACAATGCTGACTTGTAGGTTTACTACCTATAGATTTATTTACTTCTTGAGATCTATAAGCAGAGTTAACCATTATAGGTCGGCCTAACACTCGACGAACTTCTTCAAGAAATCTAGCTAATCTTGTTAAGTTAGCTTTAACATCTGCATTAGGAGTGTTGTCTAAACCTAATCGTTCAGCAGTTTCACTGTGTGTTAATTCTTCTAAACTAAAGTTAGGTGTAAGTTTCATTTCTTTTTAATATAGAATAAGCTACGTTCACCAAACAAATAGAAACCAACAGCACTAGCAAAGTTATCTACTTCTACTGTAGCAATACCATTAAGATGCATATATGCCCAAGTAGCTAATACAATAAGACCAATCATAGGTCTCATTAATCTTGTAACAGCTTCTACCCAAGGATAGCTAGGTGTACCAGATCCTGCATCATTCATGACCTTAAAGAACTCTAGGTCAATCTGTTTCATCTGAGCATACTGCTCGATAGTTGCAGGTTTAAATTGATCTGGTGCTACAAACTTATTAATAAGGGACTTACCTAAGTCCATTACTACAGGAGCAAAAGCTGATAAGATTGTTATTGGATCCATTATTCAGTAGGTATTACTTCAACCCAAGATGTTGTTGCTTCATCCCATGTATAACGTTTGTCATCTGTAGGATATGGTGTTGGTGCTTCCCACTGTGCTGTTGTTTCATTTAATGTCCATGAAGCATAGGGTTGTGGTGGTATGAATGCATCTAGTGTTGCATCATACTTGTAACCAATACCTGCATAGTTCTTACGGATGTTA